CGCCTTTAACACAAGAGTTAAGACGTATGGGTATTCCTGTTACACCCTTTACACCGAGCAAAGGTGCTGATAAGTTTGCAAGGATGAATGCTTGCGCACCTGTGTTTGAAAGTGGTATGGTGTGGAGACCAGACGCTAATTTTGCGGAGGAAGTCGTTGAAGAATGTGCGAGTTTTCCACATGGAGACCATGATGACTTGGCAGATTCAATGACACAGGCTATACTAAGATTCAGACAAGGTGGTTTTATATCCACACCTGACGATGAAGAATTTGAACCAGGATATAGAAGAAAAATGGAGTATTACTAATGGCTGGAGATTTACAAAGTAATTTAAAAAAAGGTCTTAAAGATCTAATGGCTAAAAAGAATGTAACCATAAAGAAAAAATTATCAAAAAAACCTATTGATGTGACAAACAAAAAAGGCATGGAAAAAGCCATAAGAGAAATATCTGGAATGGAAATGGGTGGCGAAGTTATGGACACAACCAAGTCTATGCCCGTTGGTATGATGGACGGTGGTAAAGTCAAGCCTATGAAGATGAACATGGGTGGTGTAGTACCAGGCAGAGGTGGAAAGTTCAAAGGAGTTAGATAGTGGCAAAGCTCAAAGGTAAAAGAATAGCAGGAGAGCCTGGAACTATAGAATATGGTGGTCACAAGATATATAATAATAAAGGCGAAGGCGGTGCAAATTATTTAATATATGCTCCAGGTCGAATTGGTCCTGATGATGGTGCTAATACATTAAGTGATGCAAAAGCTATTGTTGATATATATTTAGGTCAGAAGATGGGTAAAAGATTTGGTGGTGCTGTAAAGAAAATGAATATGGGTGGTGTCATCAAAGGTCGTGGTGGTAGCTTTAAGGGGATTAGATAGTGTCAGACGAAGCCGACAGAATCAGAACTTACCAAGAATTAGCAAGGCGTGGTCAAGCTGTGCCTGGAAAGAACTTTGGCACTGGCATTACTCCTAAAACAAAAAAGATAGAGCCAAAAGTAAAGGAGATAAATCCTGGCAAGAATGTTCAACTTAAATTGTTAAGATTAGGTGGTAATGTGAGTAAAAGCAAAAATCCATTAGCTGGTTTAAAGATGGCTACTAATATAGCGAATCAAGAAAGTAAGGATTTGGCTAAGTTAAAAAAAATAGCTAAAAAACCTCGTAAGATTAAAATGAAAAGACCTACTAACTTAGATATAAAAAACGCATCTATCACTAAACCAACGACAATGGGTATAAACAAGGCAACAATATTTAAAGCAAAAAACGGTGGCGAAGTTATAAACATGACTAGATCAATTATAATTAATCCAAAGACAGGAGAGTAATATGAGTAAAAATTTAAAAGCAGATAAAACAGAAATTTTGAATGAAGATTTTAGTAAAAATGTTGCTAAAACAAATGAAAAAAATAAAAAACTCATAGGTAATCAAAAGAAACTAGATAAAAATAAAGATGGTGTAATATCTGGCAAAGATTTTAAAATGATGGAATATGGTGGTAAAGTTCAAAAGATGAAGTATGGTGGTGTCGCAAAAGGTGGCAAAATGGGCTGTCGTGGTATGGGTGCAGCAATCAAAGGTGGCGGATTTTCTATTAGATAGGATTTGAAATGGCAATCGAAAATATAAATGGTATCGCAGATGCGGTAGCTCCAGAATTAGAAGCTAATTTAGTCAAACTACCACCAGAGGCTTTGGTAGAAGGTGTTACAGAATTAGATGATGGATCGGCTATTGTTGGTGAAATGGAGATGGAAGCAGAAGCTCCTATTGCCATTCCTTTCGATGCAAACCTAGCCGAACATATTGATGAAGATGTTTTGTCAGAAATATCTAATGAAATTATACGCAACATAGAAGATGACACTAATTCAAGAAGCGATTGGGAAGAACAATATAAAGGCGGACTAGAACTTCTTGGTATGAGTTACGAAGATAGATCCGAGCCTTTCGAGGGAGCATCTGGAATAGTACATCCACTACTAGCTGAATCCGTTACACAGTTTCAGGCACAGGCATATCGTGAAATGCTACCCGCTGGAGGACCAGTTAAGACTTCAATCATTGGAGCAGAAACTCCAGAAGTAACAGCTCAAGCAGAGCGTGTTAAAAATTATATGAATTACCAAATAACTTATGAGATGGAAGAATATGATCCTGAATTAGATCAAATGTTATTTTATCTTCCAATTGTAGGTTCAGCATTTAAAAAAGTTTACTTTGATCCAACAATGCAAAGAGCCGTCAGTAAGTTTGTGCATTCTGAGGACTTAATCGTTCCTTACAGTGCAACAGACCTAGCAACTGCGACAAGAATAACTCACTGCATTCGTATGGATAAAAACGAAATTAAAAAATTACAATTATCAGGATTTTACAGAGATATAGACCTTCCTAGTTCTGGCGCTGATTCAGACACTATGAACGAAGTGAAGGATACAATTAACGAGATAGAAGGTATTACAAGTAGCTCTTCGCAGAATGAAGAGATGATGGTTTATGAAGTTCACACAGATTTAGATATTGAAGGATTTGAAGATATTGGAGCTGATGGTGAGCCGACAGGACTGAAGATGCCCTATATCGTCACAATCATGGAGGACACTGGGGATGTCTTATCAATCAAACGGAATTTCAATGAAAGTGATCCGCTCCGTAGGAAAGTGCCTTATTTTGTGCATTATAAGTTTCTACCTGGTCTTGGGTTTTATGGTTTTGGTCTCACACATACTATAGGTGGTCTTTCCAGAGCTTCTACGTCCATTCTAAGGCAACTAATAGATGCTGGTACACTATCTAACTTACCAGCAGGTTTTAAAGCCAGAGGAGCTAGAATAAGGGATGATGAGACACCTCTTAATCCTGGTGAGTTTAGAGATGTAGATATGGTTGGTGGTGATTTAAGATCAGCCATCATGCCATTGCCATTTAAAGAGCCATCACAAACATTATATTCTCTTATGGGAACATTAATAGATTCTGGCAGACGTTTTGCATCTATGGCTGACATGAAAGTTGGCGAGATGCAAGGCAACGCTCCTGTTGGCACAACTATGGCTATTATGGAGCGTGGCACGAAGGTTATGTCAGCTATTCATAAACGTCTTCATTACTCACAAAAGATAGAATTTAAATTGTTAGCTCGTGTATTTTCTATGGGTGTTCCAATGTATCCATATCAAGTACCAGGAGCGCCACCAGAAATAAAACAAAATGATTTTGATGACAGAATAGATATATTACCTGTTTCTGATCCTAATATATTTTCAATGTCACAACGTATTGCTTTAGCTCAAACACAATTACAATTAGCACAAAGCAATCCAGAAATTCATGGGCAGAATGGTATGTATCAAGCCTATCGCAAAATGTACGAGGCGTTAGGAGTTACAAATATAGACCAAGTATTGCAACCTCCCCCACAACCAATGCCCATGAACCCAGCAAAAGAAAATCAAGAGGCATTGAGGTTGGGTGTGTTAACTGCATTCCCAGAACAAAACCATCAAGCACATATATCAGCTCATTTAGCTATGATTTCTACTCCTGTAGCACAATCAAATGCTTCAATACTTATGACATTACAAGGTCACATATCTGAGCATATAGCTATGATGTCTGAAATAACTGCACAACAGGAAGTTATGGCATCAATACCACCAGAACAACAGATGATGATGCAACAAGATCCTAATATGCAGAAGCAAATAACAGATCAAATTGCATCAAGGGCAGCCGAAATTGCAGCCGAAGTGCAAGAACAATATGCACAAGCACTGACACCTCCACCTCAAGAAGATCCTCTTGTTAGTTTAAGAAAACAAGAACTGGCTCTTCGTGGTTCTGAAATACAACAAAAAGCCGAACAATTTCAGAAAAAAGCAGAGATGGATATGCAAAAAGAGTCAAATGATACGTTAATTGACAACAAACGTCTTCAGCAACAAGAAGAAATTGCTCAAGATAGAATACAAACTCAACGAGATATAGCAGCTATGAATGCTATGAAAGGAGGAAGAAGTGGTTAGTTCAGTTCGTGCAGGAATGATTGCACAAGAAAAAGAAAAGAAAAGACAAACAAGACTTGCTGAACAAGGTGTAGTAACTTCACCAGAAGTTGTTCTAAAAGCAGTAATAAAACAAAATCCTTTGGAAGTATTAGAGGTTATAGCAGATGTCGAGCCAAAAACGGAACAAAGTACAAAAGAAAATAAACCAAAGAAAACAAGCAAAGCCAAAAAACAAACCAAAAATAATAACAAAGTTCTCAAAGATAGCTAGACCGCAAAGATTTGAAGGCGTTTTTTAAATGGTTGTTGCAGAAATTCTTACTGGTATTGCATTAGTACAGAAAAGCGTAGACTTTATAAAAAGTAATATCGGTACAGTTAATGATATAAAAGATATAGCTAAACAAATTGATGGGTTTTTTCTTGGCGAAGAACAGATGAACAAGGGTCAAGGAAGAGGGCTTTCATTAAAAGAACAATTTGGCTCTGTAGAATCAAGTGCAGAAGACTTTATTAATCGTAGACTTTTAGAAGAACGAAGAAACGAATTAAAACAATTAATTAATCTTAGGTTTGGACCTACTGCATGGGATTCAATAATAGCTGAAAGAGCTGAAAGAATAAACCAAGCTAAAGAAGCTCATAAACAAGCAAAAGCAAAAGCAAGAAAAGAAAGAGAAGAAATATTAGAGGTTGTTAAATGGGTTGGATATGGGTTTATCATAATTGGTTTAGTGACAGCAATGTTGGTTGTAGGTGTAAAAGTATTTGCGAAAGATTACACAAGAGATCAAAAAATAAGAAATGGTACTATTTCTTTACCTAAAATGACTACATGCAGACTGAAGAAACAAAAAGTATTTAAAGATAAAATGGCTTGCATTTATCAAGGTGCAAACAAAACCTATGAATTAGAATTTACAGATATTAGGATAGGCTGTCCAAAACAATATAAATGTGTTTTTAATCCTAACGGAGATGAACCTTCAATAGACAAAGTTATGGAAAGTTTGAGGAGTATAGCCAAATGACAGCCTTTATGCTTGCTTGCACATTAAATGGGATAGCTACTGGTGGTATATATTTTGAAAATGTTAATATATGCTTGCAGTATAAAGATAAATTAAGCAATCAATCTTATATGAAAGACGATAAGCCACAAGTGTATGAGTGTATTTGTAAGCTAATGCCTTTTGTAGATACAGAGAAAGTGAAGGTGTACTAATGACAGAAGAAAAAAAGAAATTAATAAATTTAGACATTGGTCAAAATAGTTTTGAATTATCTCTTAGAATCTTAGGAAATGAGTTTGTTGCAATAAAGATTGGTTCTACTAATTTTAGTGGAAAACTAATAGCAGGAGGTATTTTGTTGTTATTTTTTACTTTAGTGCTGTTAGAAGGCTTTGGTTTAAATGAGGTGTTAAAACAATGAGTGTGGAAACTTTTTTAAAATGGAAGATATTACCAAGATTTATGATGCTTGCCAGTACCATAATGTCTTGGAGATGTGCTGAATGGTTTATGGATTTAGATGCACCAACCGCTAGTCAATCTGCATTTGTATCTGTAGTTATGGGTGTAATGACTGGTGTATTTGGTATATGGATGGGTCACGAACATAAGGGAGATAATAATGTTAACAGCGTTAATAGGACCAGTAAGTAATCTTCTTGGTAAGTTTATAGAAGACAAAGACATGAAGAACAAGTTGGCACATGAGGTGGCAACTATGGCAGAAAATCATGCACAGGAACTAGCTAAAGGGCAATTAGAAATAAATAAAGCTGAAGCTCAACATAAGTCAATCTTTGTTGCTGGTTGGAGACCATTCATAGGTTGGACTTGTGGCATAGCTTTGTGTTGGCATTTTGTATTAGCACCTATAACTATATTCTTATGTGCATATATTGGAGTTACTATACCAGAATTACCTACATTTGACATGGGGTCATTGATGACAGTTTTGATGGGTATGCTCGGTTTAGGTGGTTTGAGAACATATGAAAAACAAAAAGGTTTAACAAAATGATGTGGCATTGGCTAACTTTAGCAAAATGTTTTAGTAAAATTGGTAATTATTTTTATTATAAACATGTAAAATGTTTAAAGGCATCACAAGGTAGAGGAAAATAAGTGTGGACGGAATTAAATTAGCAGAGTATTTATATAAGAACATACGTCAAAGAAAAGAGGATTTAGCTCAATCTTTGGCTGATGGTTCGATAGACTCAATGGAAGACTATCGGTTCATAACAGGTCAAATACGAGGAATGACTTGGATTGAAGAAGAATTGAAATCCTCGATGAAAGGTACAGACTTAGATGACTAAGAAACTGATCGTGCCAGAACGGTTTGTGGCACAAAAAAAAATCAATCCGACTTCTCCCTCTATAAGTAAAGCATTTGATGATAAAGAAGATGCTAATCCAAACTCAAAAGACCCTTCTAAAATGGAAAGATCAGCTCTTGATCGTTTACCAAGCCCAACTGGTTACAGGATGCTTGTTATTCCATATTACGTTCCAGAAAAAGTTAATGGTATTATAATACCTGATAAGACTAGGGATCGTGAAAGTTTTGCAAGTGTTGTAGCCTATGTCGTAAAAATAGGTCCTGACGCTTATAAAGATAAAGATAAATTCCCAAGTGGAGCGTGGTGTTCTGAGAAAGATTGGGTACTTATGGGTAGATATG